AGACCATATGATTAAGTACCTGGAAAAGAACAATGTTCTCAAGGCATGGCGTCAGGGATTGGTAGATCTATACCACGATGTGTCTCAGGACCGGGCTGTATTCCTGATCAAGAAAGATGGTAAGCCTGTAGATGCTGTAGGTAGAGCACTCAAGTACGGTATGAAGTGGCTCAGGTATGGTAAGAGTGCCGAACCGTTCGTGGTTAAGACTGACCCGAACCATGTTATCCTGGTGGAAGATGCAGCCTCAGCCTGTGCGGTATCTGAATACGGGACTGGCATAGCCCTGCTGGGTACAAGCCTTACCTATCGTGCCTTAGAGGTTGTTACGAAATATAGATCAGTCACCGTAGCTTTGGATCGGGACGCGTTCAACAAATCACTAGCCTTAACGCGTAGACTCAGGCAATATATGGCAGCTAATGCGAAACTGCTTCGGGAAGATCCGAAGGTTTACCCTAAAGGAGTTATTGAGTGAGCGATAACACGAACAATCTCTTGCTCGGTCTGTTTCTTAAATACGATTTCTGGGAGAGCAATCATCTGCTCATCGGGGATCAGTATTTCCAGGACGAGAGCAAGCGTATCTATTCTATAATCTCAGAGGCGCATAGCAAATACAAGAGGGATCTAACTATCAACGAGGTTGAGGCTTTGTTGATGGCTAAGTATCCTCTGCTTACTTCCGCTCAGAAGTCTCTGTATATTAACCTGCTTCGGGATATCAAGCCGGTTATCGGTGGCGATGTAGCAGAAGAAGTTATCCGAGCGTCTTTCCGGGAACATATCGGGGAGACCATAGCCCAGTTAGGTATGAACCTAATCGAAGGTAACGAGACCGATCTATCCAAGGTCAAGGAACTGGTAGAGAAGTATGAGGGCGGGTTTATCCCTGATAAAGAACTAGAGGTTCTGTCCAACGAGTTCGAAGATATCCTGGAGTACGCTAACGATAAGCTACCGTGGAAGTTTAACCTTGCTGGGTTGAACAGGCTGATCCCTGGTATCGGACCGGGTAACTTCGGTATCCTGTTCGCTCTAGTAGAGTCAGGTAAGTCCGCATTCAATATCTCTATATGCTTTGGTCCTGATGGATTTGCTGAACAGGGTGCCCGAGTATTGTATGTAGCTAATGAAGAACCTGCTGAGGCTACTCGGTTCCGGGCAGTCATGTCCAACACGGGGTTCTCTGAGGATCGTTTGCTACAGAATAAACATGCCGCCAGGGATATGTGGAGAAGGGTCAAGGATAACGTATTGTTCCATGAGACAACCGAGATCCGTCAGCTAGAGGCTTTGGTCAAGAAGTACAAGCCTGATATCGTTGTGGTAGATCAGATGGATAAACTTAATATCAATGGATCATTCGCTCGGGATGATCTTAAACTGTCAGAGATCTATCGTCGTGGTCGGGAGATCGCTAAGAAGAATCAGTGCTCTGTCATTGCTGTAACCCAGGCTGATGCCAGTGCTGATGGTCGGACCAGTCTCAGGTTCACACAGATGTCAGGTAGCAAGATCGGTAAACCTGCCGAGGCTGATTATGTTCTCGGTCTCGGTAAGGAATCAACCGAGAATGGATCTGATAACTTCCTACGATACTTAACTGTATCCAAGAACAAGATCGGAGGTAAGCATGGTCGGTGTATCATCACGATCCAGCCAGAAGTATCTCGGTATCGGGATTAAGATTTCTCTTGACTTTTCAGAAACCGTATGGTACTACGTACTTCGTTATGTACGAAGCCGCAAAGCGTAGTACGGAACGTGGTTTGTTGTGACAGGTGTATCTATCTATTTTGTAATCTATAGAAGGGTTAGGTAAGGTATGGCTAAGGGTAAGAGATCATCAGGTAAGCATTATACTTCTAAAGGTCAGAGACCTAACACTAACAGGAACCTGCTAAAGTCTGTGCGTAAAGATGTCAGCCCATTAACAAGGGCTATCTATAAACTAGAAGCACAAGGTAAGGTCAAGAAAGGGCCTAGCCAATCCGGTCCCTAATATGGATACCCATAAGGAATATCGTGAAGAATCATATACTTAATAGAATGCGTGATGCAGCCTATGCCGTGGCTCTGTCAGGCCAGGGTGTCGGACCACGATATGCCTTCCGACATGGTGCTGTATTGTTTGACCGGTCAGGTAAGATCTTATCAGCTAAGTCTAACAGTCTTAAGACCCATCCTAAGCTGGCTAAGTTCACTGACTATCCGTATCTCCATGCTGAGTCTGCGTGTATCATCGGTCACGGTATGGATAACTGTGATGGCCTTAGTCTCCTAGTTCTAAGGGTGTTGAAGAATGATCAGGTCAGCCTATCTAAGCCTTGTGTTATCTGTCAGAGAGTGATAGAAGATGCAGGACTAAAGAGTGTGTATTATACCGATGTCAATGGAATGGTTAAGAGGTTGTGATGTACGATCTAGTTGTTGACTTGGAGGTAGACGTACACGGAGACAGGTCAGATCCAACACCATACAACAACCAGAATATTCTATCCGGTATCGGTTATCTCCGTATCGGGCTGGACACTGACCCTATCTGTGTATTCCCTGACAACCTTGATGGCATAGATACATTCCGTTCTATCCTTAAAGATGCTCGGTGTGTTATCGCACACAATGCCAAGTTTGATATGTCCTGGTTGCGTGAGACCGGCTTTGATACAGATGCTAAGTTGATCGATACTATGATCAACCAGTATGTGCTTAATAGAGGTCAGCGTGGCCCTCTTTCCCTATCAGCACTAGCAGAAATATACGGTGTTACAAGGAAGCTGGACTCCCTTAGCCAAGCACTAGATGCTGGTCAGAATTACTCAGATCTAGATAAGGAAACTCAGGTAGCGTATCTGTCTGCTGACGTACTTGCCACCGCTGAGATCTATCAGAAGCAGACTAAGATACTTCAGGACGAGGACAGCAAATCTCTTGTCCCTATTAGGGATCTGATGTGTGAGTTCTGTTCTGTCTTGACTGATATCGAGCGGTCTGGTATGGCTGTTGACCTTGACGCATTGAACAAGGTGGATCAGGACTATCAGAAAGAGCAGGAAGAACTAACTCAGTTTCTGACCAAGTACACCAGCCATCTCATGGGTGATACTCCGGTTAACCTCGGTTCACCAGAACAGATGTCCGAGGTTATCTATTCGTGTAAGCTGACGAACAAGGCGCTCTGGAAAGATATTATGAATATCGGTACGGATGCACGAGGTAAGCCTAAGCGTCGCCCACACATGTCCCTGGTGGAGTTTAAGGATGCACTAAAGCGGTGCTTCAAACGATCCTATAAGACCAAGGCTATCCAATGTCCTTCTTGCCAGGGCCGTGGGTCATTCTATAAAACCAAGAAAAGCGGAGAACGGTTTAAGAATCCTACTAAGTGCTCGGGTTGTGAGGGGTCAGGCTTTATCTATACAGATACCAAGCAACGTGCTGGGTTGAATGTGTCACCCTCGGTTACACTAGCAGCGTCAGGTGGATTCAAGACTGACAAGATCACTCTGTCTTCTCTATTGAACAAGACAGATAATCCAGAAGCTAAGAAGTTCCTTGAGTCTATCATCCGACTGTCAGCGATTGATACGTATCGCTCGTCTTTTATTGAAGGTATCAGGAAAGGAATAAAGAGTGACGGTCTTCTTCACGCTAACTTTAATCAGTGTATTACTGCTACTGGCCGCTTAAGTAGTAGCAATCCCAACCTACAGAACTTCCCTAAAGGTAAACTGTTCCCTGTTCGTAAGGCATTCGTTAGCCGGTTCGATGGCGGTCAGCTTATCGAGATTGATTACTCTCAGCTAGAGTTCCGGGTGGCTGGTATTCTTGCCAGAGACCCTAAGATCAAACAGGAAGTCGAGTTAGGGTTTGACGTACATGCTTATACGGCCCAGGTCTTGACTGATAACGGCGAGCCTACAGAACGTGGGCCAGCTAAAGCCTCTACATTCCGTCCGCTGTACGGTGGTACGACAGGTACGCCAGCACAGATGTCTTACTTCCGGGAGTTCTTCGACAAGTATCAAGGAGTGTTTCAATGGCATATTGAACTACAGGATCAGGCTATTCGTACTGAACGGGTTGTTACAGCAACAGGTAGACAGTTTGAGTTCCCCGGCGTACACCGCACCCGGCATGGTACAGCTAGTGCCAAGACTCAGATCGTTAATTATCCGGTTCAGTCTGTAGCTACAGCGGAGATAGTCCCGCTCGGGGTGATCATCCTGCATAAAACCCTAATACGGATGCAGCTTAAAAGCCTAGTGATCAACACGGTCCATGATAGTGTGCTGGTTGATACTCACCCCGACGAAATCGATATCATTAAGCAGGTTGGACCTCGGTGTCTGCTTGATGCACAACAGGAAGCGACTGATAGATTCGGTATAGATCCCTTCATACCCCTGGCGGTCGAGATGTCTAAAGGAAAAAACTGGATGGAGCAAGAAGATTTCTCTTGACTTTTAGAAACTATAGGGTTATATATACCCTCATTAGCAACGCGAGGATAATATGTACGACATGATGCACGATGAAGACGAAGATTGTATCAACCTGTCAATCAATTTAAGTTCAGGTAATACTACTTACCGGACGGTAAACATTTCCTCTAGCCACCCTTACGATGAAACTTGGCCTGTTCTAGTCGAACAGTTTATCAAGGCACTCAATGCCTATGGGTTTATTATTAAAGGGACTAACGAGTTAGTTATCGATCCTTACGGAAGTGTATCCCGCCTCAAAATTAGTGAAGGACATACTTATGAATAATCTAGCTATCATTGCTGACTCCAGTGACTTCACCCAGCTTTACACCGCCACTAACCCGGTTGGTCCTAGCATCGCCCGTCTTCGGATTAACCGAGATTCCTCTATCGAGGGGTCTGACGGTAGTCTACTGACTGTACCCGCGCCGTCTCTTGCTCTCCGAAACACAGACGATTCAGAGATCTATTCTAACGACTGCTATATCCGGGTCTATTTCGACACTATGCAGACCGCAGTGTTCGATTCTGACAAGGAGGAATACACTAACATGTCCTCACATTTCCGTGATTTTAGTAAGCCAGCCCTGGATTGGCACGGCGGAGATAAATGTGGTTGGGTTCCTTCTAGGGTGCGTGAGAAGCTGAAGGTAGAAGACCCGACTGCTTACGCCGCCGCCAGTAAGGTCAAGCTGTACCGACATGTATACGGTATAGTTCGTATGGTTGGCGCTGTCAATCCAGAGACCGGCGATACTAAGGACGTAGAGAACGTACCGTTCCGGCTGCGTCTTGGTCCGTCTAACTTCATGGAAGTTGGTAGTGTGATCGGCGGTATGCTTAAGCAAGGCGTTAACCCTGGTTCTGTTGAGCTTAAGGTTGACTACGAACTTAAGAAGCGTGGTTCTAACAAGTGGTTTAACCTTAAGTACAAGCCGATTATGACCAACATTATTGAACTTGACAGTGACTACAATATGCTGCTTACCGACTTCGCTGAACTGGTTAAGTACGAGAACAACCAGATCCTAGAGAAGATGCGGGAGAATGCTAGTGAGGCCGTTGACGAGTTCGACGACGTTCTAGAGGCATAACCGGTGCTTAGTTCTAAGCATCCTTTGCAGGAAAAGATCGACGGGTTCCTTAGCGGGAACCCCGAGATCCCTCAAGAGGTACTGGCTCAGACCTCCCAACAGTTTGCGGAGAAACTAGAAAGGTTTAACGAGACCAGAGGACCGAAGAAAGGTCTACCTTCTTTATCACAAATCGGTAAACCGTTCTGTCAGTTACACGCTGAGAAGATCGATATGGCTAAGACCCCGGAGCTTCCTAGTTTTAAGATCAAGATGACCTACGGAGATATGACTGAGGTTATCGCTGTTGCTATCCTTAAGTCTGCCGGTGTTGATATCGTAGCCTTGAATCAGAAGACCCGGCTTGAGACACCATCAGGAGATCTTAACGGAGAGTTCGATCTGATGATTAATGTCGATGGCGAACTGTCTATGTGGGATATCAAGAGCGCATCTAAGTTTGCCTTTGAACGTAAGTTCTCGTCCTACAAATATCTAAAGGAAGGTGATTCATTCGGTTACGTGGATCAGCTATGGGGATATACCTTAGCGGAACGTGTCAAGTATCCTGATCTAAAGATCGGTGGTTGGATCGTGATCAGCAAAGAGACCGGCGAGATGCTGGTATGTCCTGCTGATCCAGATGATGAAGATGAATACAGAAGGAAGATCAAGGCTACAATGGAACGGTTCCTGGAAGCTGATGACACCAACTTCAAGAGAGAGTTCCCTGATGTACCAGAGACTTTCTATAAGAAACCAACAGGCAATAGGAAGTTAGGGGTTACATGTTCTTATTGCAGTTTTAAGTTCTCGTGCTGGGAAAACTTAGAGTACCGGCCTAAAGCAAAGTCGAAAGCTAGAGATGCCTACGAATACTACACCTTCTACCAAGAAGAAGAAGATATCCGTAGCGTCGGCTAAGGCTAAAGGCCGGAGGCTACAGCAATGGGTCAGAGATTTCTTAAGGTCAAACCTGCCAGGAGTTGAGGACGATGACATTACTTCAACTCCTGGTGGCGTTAATGGTCCTGATATTGGCCTTAGTCCTCTGGCCCGTCGCGCATTCCCTTGGACCATTGAGTGTAAGGCACGAGCTAGAGTTGGATTGTACGATGCCTTAGAACAGGCTGAGTCTAATCTGATTGACAATACCAGACCAGTAGCTATATATAAGCAAGATCGTAAAGAGCCTATAGCCGTTTTGTACGCAAAAGATTTCTTGGAGTTAACTACATGTCAGAAAAAACAAACGAAGAAATGAGTTCCCTTATTAAGATTCCTAACAATACGTTTGGGATCTTTGTATCTTGTGAGCCGGGGACACAGAACATCATGCTGCAATCGTTTGAGTTCGTAGATGACTCGATCAGCGGCACAAAAGAATATGATGCTATGGCTGTTCTGTCTACTCAGATCGTCGATCTTATCAGTCAGCTCATCGATTCCTTCGTGGAAGAAGTGGACGAAGACTTTACTAAGTCCGGGTTTGATGACGGTGATCGATCCGGGCTACCATTTCCCGAACTTAATACGGTGAATTAATATGGATCGCTGTAAGATTATTCTTGAGGCTAATGATCTTATCACGAGTGACCGGGCTAAGGATTACGGGGATGCTCACCAGAATTTCTTAAACATCTCCAAAGGTTGGTCAGTTATCTTCGGTGTTAATGTAGCACCTGAGAAAGTAGCACTGGCTATGGATTGGGTAAAAACTTGTAGACTTATCACCAGCCCGGAACACATGGATAGTTGGATTGATAAGGTTGGTTATTCCGCACTCGGCGGTGAAGTTGCTATCAAAGAGAAAGACCCCGATGGTAAGTGACGGCGACAAGATCGCGGTGTGGTTCTCGTGCGGTGCCGCCAGCGCGGTTGCAGCCAAACGAACTCTTGATCTGTACGGCGGTCGCTGCTCCGTTCGTGTGCTCAACAACCCTGTCGCGGAGGAGGATGAGGACAATCGCCGGTTTCTGCGTGACGTGCAGGAGTGGTTGGGCGTTGAGATTGAGGATGTCAGGAACTCAGACTATCCGAGTGCATCTGCTGTAGAAGTTTGGAACCGTCGATCTGCAATGTCCTTTCCTAGAGGTGCTCCCTGCACTCTCGAACTAAAGAAGCGCGCCCGATACAAGTGGGAAGAAAGCAACCCGGTTGATTGGCACGTCCTCGGCTTCGTTGCTGGTGAGGAAAAGCGCCACGCGCAACTGGCCGGGATGGGCGAGCCGCTACTGCCGGTCTTGATCGAAGAGCGCATCAGCAAGGCCGACTGTTACGAGATCATCCAGCGGGCCGGACTAACCCTGCCGCGCATGTACCATCTTGGGTATCCGAACGCGAACTGCATCGGGTGTGTGAAGGCCACCAGCCCGACCTATTGGAACCACGTCCGAAAGATCCACCCAGAGGTGTTCGCCGCTAGGGCCGAACAATCTAGACTCCTCGGTGTTCGACTTGTCCGGGTCCAGGGCGAACGGATTTTTCTGGACGAACTTGACCCCAACGCGGTCGGTCGTCCGCTTAAAAACATGCAGTTTGAGTGTGGTCTGTTCTGCGAAACATTCAAGGAGGATGAGTCATAACCGGTTCTTTTAAGATCTCTGTGTTCTAGAGGTTCAGCCGCCTGAGCCTGAATTTACGGGAGGATCAAACATTAAAAACAAGGTAACTATTAACCTAGAAGGATTAAGCAAATGACTATGATTGATGAGATTACTAAACTAGAAGAAGAGATCGAGCGGCGTAAAGCTAAGATTAAGTCTATCAAAGAGGACGGTCGAAGCGAGATGTTGAATACTATTTCAGAAGCACGCGAGGAATACCGTGAGGCAGCAGCTAATCTAAGTGGTCTGATCGCTGAGTATCAAAAGATGTACCCGGCTTCGCTTCCGCTTACGTATCCTGATCTTCTCCGAGGCACAAAGTTTCGGCTATGAAGTCTAGGGTACAGATCTTATTAGAGATTGACTCGGAGGCTACCTGGATTCCCTCGGATGGTGCGTCCGGTGTAGCCAACGAATTAGAAGATATGATTACGGGTGCCTTAGAACAGTGCATCGACGGGTTAACAGTCAATAAAATCAGGGTTTTAGTTAATGAGCAGTTTTAAATCTAATGCTAATCCGATGTTCCGTTCAAGGTTCTCGGAAGATATTTTTAATCTTAAGTATTCCCATCCCGGTGCGGATACTTGGGAGGAACTATCGCATACTCTGATAGAGGATGTGTGCGGGGATCTACGCAGTGGTGAGCGAGACCTGATCACCAGGGATGAAAAGGCCCAGCTTAAGAAGTATATCCGTGATCTTAAGTTTGTCCCTGGTGGCCGATATCTGTACTACGCTGGACGGAAGAATCGATACTATAACAACTGCTTCCTGCTTAAAGCTGAGGAGGATACCAGAGAGGATTGGGCTAACCTGTCTTGGAAGTCTGAGTCATGCCTGATGACCGGTGGTGGAATTGGTGTAGACTACAGTGTATACCGCCAGTCAGGCCGTATCTTGCAAGGTACAGGTGGTGTAGCATCAGGCCCTATTCCTAAAATGCAGATGATCAACGAAATCGGTCGCCGGGTTATGCAGGGCGGGTCTCGTAGGTCTGCTATCTATGCCTCCCTTGGTTGGGATCATGGTGATGTAAACGACTTCCTAACCGCCAAGGATTGGGATCGGATGCCTGTAGGTAATACCGGTCTCTCGTTGAAGCAAATTAAAGAGCAGGACTTTAACTTCCCTGCACCGCTAGACATGACTAACATCAGCGTCAATTATAATACGGATTGGCTGTTGAAGTATTGGGAAACCGGGGATGTAGGCGAAGTATTTAAGCATAATGTTCGACAGGCTCTGCGTACTGCTGAACCAGGGTTCTCTTTTAACTTCTTTGAAGATGAGTCTGACACCCTCCGGAACGCATGTACAGAGGTGGTTAGTTCTGATGATAGTGATGTCTGTAATCTGGGTAGTATTAACCTGGGGCGGATTGAATCTGTAAAAGAGTTCAGCGATATTGTTGAGCTTGCAACTAAGTTCCTGATCTGCGGTACGCTACGGGCTGACCTGCCTTACGCCAAGGTGTATGAGACTCGGGAAAAGAACCGACGCCTTGGTCTAGGTATCATGGGTCTACATGAGTGGCTGATTCAACGTGGGTCTACTTATGAAGTAACTCCTGAACTGCACCGCTGGCTATCTATCTACAAAGGTGTGTCTGATAAAGTATCTAAGGAATTTGCTGATAGTCTATCGGTGTCACGGCCTGTAGCTAACCGGGCTATTGCACCGACAGGTTCTATTGGTATCCTGGCCGGTACAACAACAGGTGTTGAGCCACTATTTGCTGTTGCTTATAAGCGCCGGTATCTGACGAACGGTACCAAGTGGAAGTATCAGTATGTGGTTGATAGTGCAGCACAGGAATTAATTGATATCTATGGAGCGGACCCTGAGAATATTGAGAGTGCTCTGGATCTTTCTGATAACTATGAACAACGTATCAAGTTCCAGGCTGACGTACAGGACTATGTGGATATGTCCATCAGTTCTACAATCAACCTGCCATCCTGGGGATCAAAACTAAACAATGAAGACACTGTGGACAAGTTTGCTAACACTCTTGCCAAGTATGCCCACAGACTGCGCGGCTTTACTTGTTATCCTGACGGGGCTAGAGGTGGTCAACCTCTTACAGTAGTACCATATAAGGAAGCAGTAGACAAACTGGGTACTGAGTTTGAGGAACACGTGGAGACTCACGATATTTGTGATATCTCTCAGACCGGAGGCAGTTGCGGTGTCTAAGAAAGCGAGGGTCACACTACAGGTAGCTTTCGAAGATGGCAAGATCGGGTTTAAAAAGAATATGGGTAATCCGTTCCACCCTAAATCCGATCTTTACAAAGAATGGGAAAGAGGGTATAACAAAGAATACTTCGATAACCTGAAACGGTTGACAGGTTCAGCCGGTGGCAATTGAGCACCAAGATCTAGGAG